AGATATAGTCTGCTCTCATATGAAAATATGAGGCCGCGTTGCGGCGAGGCGGAACTAGCGAGTCGCCTCAAACATAAAGGTGTAGATGAGTTTAGAATGGTCGACCCAGACATATACAACACTGTTTTGAAGAAGTTTCTGAACGTGAACCGCCAGCCCGGATTTATGTCCAAGCCGGAATACGCCGACTACAAGACAGAGGAGAATAAAACAATCCTCTTGTCTAGTGCTTGGTTTTCGGATAACTGGTCGTACGACGAAATGCGTACAACAAGCGCACAGATGATTAGCGGCAACTACCGCTATTTTTCATGTGCGCTTCCATACCAGATCGCCGTCAAGGAGAACCTCCTTACGCGAGAGCGCGTGCTGACCGAGCTTACAGACCCTTCCTATTCCGAGATTAAGTGGAACAACGAAATGATGGCCCTCTTCTCAGATTACACGGAGGGTAGCTTGTATCACCATGGTGATATGGTTGCATGCCGCAAGATCAAGTACGCATTTTACCCGCCAGAGATTGCGACGATGCTGCAAGACAAGCGGATACGCATACCGCCGAAGATGCACAACGAGACGCGAACTCTCAGCGCCGACATCGCGCTTATGGCAAGTTCGAAGTCGAGAGACAACGACGCGACGAGTATTCTCATCAACCAAACGCTGATGAAGGAAACCGGCCGCAGCGTAAACCGCATCGTATACGGCGAAAACAACGAAGGGCTTCGTGTCGAAGCGCAGGCGTTGCGTATACGAAAGCTGTTCGACGACTTTGACTGCGACGCACTCGTAATCGACTGCAAGGGCTTGGGCTTACCGCTCGTAGACTTGCTGATGGCCGATATGTATGACGAAAGCACCGGAATTGTGTATTCGGCGCTTTCTTCTGTTAACGACGACATCGCAGAAAGGTGTCTCGTAAAAGATGCGCCACGGGTTATTTACCCGATTCTCGCCACGTCCGACTTCAACTCACGCATCGCCCTTGGCTTACGCGAAAGCATTCGCCAAGGCGAAGTGCAGTTGTTAATTGGAGAGGACGACTTCGACGAGATTGCGCCAGACTTGGCTGGATACAGCAAGCTATCGGTCGAAAATATGACCCGTCTGAAACTTCCGTATATCAATACAACTCTACTTATTAACGAGCTCGCCTCTTTGCAATATGAAGCAAAGAACGGGCTTGTTCGCGTCAAAGAACGCTCTGGCATGAGAAAAGACCGCTACAGTTCTTTGGCGTATTCCATAGCCATTACAAAACAGATAGAGAAGCAATGGCGCGAAGACAACTCAAGGAAGAGTATATCCGACTTGGTATTTATGTTTCGCGCGCCTAACTACAACTAACCAGAAAGGAGGAGTTCCCAGTGGGCAAGAAGAAACGGCCTCAGGCCACTGCGCCTAAGGCAAACGAGCCCGTCTACCAGGCTCAAGTTGATGAAAACAAGATGAACATCGCAGAGTTCGTGCGTGCGATGCAAAAAGTATCTACCACGCTCGAAGAGAAACTGAAGCAGTATGCTCGCGAAGTCCCTGGCGTTCTTATCAACGACCCTTCCTCCACCGATAAAAAGAGGAAAAACCCACAGTATAGCCAGCTCAGCCGGAACACGATTCTCGACTGGCTGAAAGACCCTGGCAATAACGAAAAGAATCTTAGGAACGCCTCAATTTATATCTATCAGGTATCTACGCGATACCGTAGACTTATCCAATCCATCTCCCAGATGCATCGGTTAGACTACGTGATTTCGCCTCTTAACTTTAACCCCGCGAAAGTGGATGCTGACAAGTTCAAGAAGGCGTATTACAAGGTCACCAATATGCTAGAGCTGCTCAATCTCCGAGATGAGGGTCACAAGATTCTTACTACGGCCATTCGCGATGGTGCATATTACGGCGTTCTCTGGATTAACTCGCGGAGTGCCTTCTTACAGAAGTTGAACCCCGATTACTGCCAGATTACGTCGGTCAGCGACGGAACATTCCAGTTCGCATATGATTGCTCAGCGCTCAAGGATGACACGCTGGAAATGTATCCGCCTCAGTTCACAGACATGTATGAAGCCTATAAAGCAAGCGGCGACAAATGGCAGCCCGTCCCGGGCGACATCGCCGTTTGTGTAAAGGAAGATCCTACGGTTCTCGAATACTCTATCCCGCCTTTCGTCGGGGCTATGCCCGACCTGTACGAGATTCAAAACGCGCAGGAATTGTCGAAGACGGCGGAAGAGCTCGACAACTATAAGATTCTTTACGGGAAAATCGGTTTGGACGATAAGGGCAAGCCCGTTATCGACTACAACGATATGCTCCAATACTACCAGATGATTGCGGGCAACCTGTCCACGCGTATCGGCCTGGCCATTGGCCCGTTCGATATGAAGGACTTCGGTTTTGAACGCAGCGGCTCCGCAACGGACGTCGACCTGGTGGCTCGTACTGTTGACAACTTCTGGTCGAGCGTTGGCAGCTCAAGTGTTCTGCACGGGGCTCCCAATAAGACGGCGGGCGTCACCAAACTCTCTTTGTGCAACGAAGAGACGTATGTGTTCGCGCTCGCCGACCAGTTCGCCAGAGTAATTAACCGCCTGCTCAAGGTGAGATTCGGCGGTTCCTACACATTCAAAATCGAGTTCCTGCCGATTACTATCTTCAACCAGGACGAGATGGCCAACATCTACAAGGGCGCTCTGAACTTCGGACTTGCGAAGACCAGATACGCCGCAGCCATCGGAATCCCGATGACAGATATTTCGGGCATCGACTACATCGAGGACGAAGTTCTCGATATCGACGAAGCGCTGACTCCGCTCAAGACATCCTCCACCGGAGGCGCCAACGACAGCGAAGGCGCCGGACGTCCCGAAGAGGACGAAACCGACCTCGACGCAGAGGGCGAAGCAACAAGAGATAGCGGGGCCAACGACAACAGATAATCAGGAGTGATTGAGATGAAGCAATTTATCAAATTAGAAGATAAATTCATTGTGGACGATTTGCAGAAAATGGGAATCAGACACAAGTTCACCGAAGGAGACGGGATATACGTCTACGAAAAAAGCGACCGTCTTATCTCTACGCTGGCGGATCTCCAATCGGGGAAAAGAAACGGCAAAGAGAAGAAGGGCAAATACTCTAGAAGAAGAGATTATTTCGAGGACGATAAACTGAGATTTTGATTGGAAAGGAGGAGACTATGGAAAAGAAAAGCATTGTTTCCATTTCCAAATTCGAAGTTATTAGCGAAAATCCGTCATTTACCATCGCGAAAGTTTATGTGTGCGCGGAAGGCAAGAACCGCAACGGTTCTGTCATCAGTCATGATGCAATCGTGGCCGCGATTCCGAGTGCTTACAATATCCCCGTGGTAGCCCACCTGTTTAAAGACAAGGAGGGCAATTACCACGTCGGCGGACACGACTACACCATCGAGCGCGAGGCGGACGGCACTCTGGTCTACCAGCCTGTGACCGTCCCGTTCGGGGTCGTTCCCGAGCGCGACACGTTCCAGTTTGAAGAGGTGGAAGAGCCGAACGGAAGGGGTGTGCACACCTACCTCACCTGCCAGGTAATCCTCTGGACTGGGCGGTTCCCTGAACTCGCGGAAGCGTATTTGAGCGACGACAAATACTTTGGTCAGAGCATGGAAATCATGGTGGAAGACTACCGTGATTACGAAGAAGACAAGAACTATACCGAAATCACTTCCTTCTTCTTTGACGCGCTTTGTCTTCTCGGAGAAGGCGTAGAGCCGTGCTTCCCCGAGGCGAAAGTCATTCCGTTCAGCGCGGACGATGAAACTTTCGCAAAATTATTTACCGAATTTAAGCACGAAATCGCAGAATTTGACGGCTTAGATAATAACGAAGAAGGAGGAAACAACATGGAAAACGGTATCACCGAGAACACCGAACTTGTGAACGAGTTCGAAGGCGAACAGACCGAGCCGGAAGTAGCGGCTGAGCCCGAAGCAGACCCCACTGCCGAGCCGGAAGCGGCCGAACCCGAAGCCGCGTCTGAGCCTGAGGCCGAGCCGGAGCCGGAAGCAGAGCCCGAGGCAGAGCCGGATGGAGAACCCGAAGGCGAGGGATTCTCAAGAAACATTCCGCCTGAAGCGTTTACATTCAGAGAAAGAGCCGCTGCACTCGAAGAAGTGTTTGCTGGCCAAGAAGATGTTATCGCAGACGGGCAGTGGATTGCAACAATATTCCGCTCCCTCATTGACTTTACTGAAACCGAAGTCATTTACAGGCAGGAAGAGTATTGGGCTAACAACGGCTGGAAGCCCGATCATTACTATCGTTGCAGATATGCGTATGACAACGACGCGAAGAAGGCCTCTAAGGAAGGCGAAGCGGTCGAAGTGTTCTGTCGCTATTTGACCAACGAAGAGATTGCAGCGATAGAAGCCGATAAAGCCGAGTTCGCCGCTCTCAAAGAATTTAAGGCAGGCTATGACCGTGCGGTCATGGAGACGTCTTACGACGAGGCCATGGAGGAATTCTCCGACCTGTCTGGCATCGAGGCTTACCAGAGCATTTATGAAAACAGATACTCTTACGAGTCCATCGACGCACTCAAAGATGCTTGCTATCTGGTTCGCGGCAAGTTCGCCGCTGCCAGCAAGCCAAATGTGAAGCCCACGGCTGACACTACGATTCCCGTCGTTCCGATTCAGCAGAACGGAACCAGCGCAGCTTTCGAAGTCCTCAGCCCGATTGAGAAACTTCACAAAGAATACGGAAAAACAAATAAAAGATAAAAATTATTAGGAGGAAACTACTATGGCACATGGAATGGTTCGTACCGACAATATGCTCGG